GAGTTAAAGCCGAAAAAAACCAAGGGAAATGAAATATTTTGCCCCCCAAGATATAGCAAAGAAAAATTACTTGAAGAGCTTAACAAAGCAGTGAAGGGGTAAACAATGATTTTTAAAATGCTTAAATCATTTTTTAAAAAAAAGGTTGAAACACTAGATGCAATTTATTGCTCAGAGTTAATGGAAACAGTAGACAGGGCGCTAAGAGTAAAGCTCCTAGATGAGTCAACAGGGCTGAAAAAGGAAGAGCTAGGCGTTTATTGTGTTGGATATTACGACGGGGCTTTTGTAGCGATTGAGGCAGTAAACGGGATACTAAAAACAATAATTAAAGAGTGCGAGGCAAAAAAATGAAACAGGCAATGAAAGCATTAGGATTAATAAAAGATCTTGATTGGTACTATAAGGATTACTCACAAGTTTCAGACCCAAGACAATTGTCAATAGACATTATACTAATGAAAACCTCCAGCAGCGCGGCTCAGGTTGTTTTTACTATCGAAAAAGACGATCAATTAATGGCAAAAAAAGAAATCTTAAAGGCAATAGAAAAATTATGGTTCAGCGAAAACAAGTAAGGCAAAGAAAAATATACACAGCGGAGCAAAAGCAGTACGCGGTTGAACGATCGATTCAGATTGGGGCAACGCGCTACAGCCGAAGAACCGGCCTGTCATTATCAACGTTAAACAAATGGTTAAAAGAATATCGGGCAGGTGTTGAGCTAACGGCTACAGGTCACAGATGACCACCCCAACACAAGAAGAGCTAAATATAATTGCCAGTGATTTTATCTGTACCGACATATATATGATTAACGGCTCAGCAGGTATAAATTTTTTAACGTTAACCGTTACCCCTAACAGGTATAAATACTGGCCGCAGTTCTTCTTTTCCGTTGATTTTGAGGTCAAAGCTTCTGAGCCGCTTTATATTTATTATCACAAAATAAAAAAGTTTTACATTTTGGCATACAAACAATTGGAGAAAATGCAAAAAAATGAACTTCTCAAACATGCAAAAAGAACTTGAAGGCATCGGATTTGTACTAAATGAAAACGGGAGCATGACAAAATCAACAGATGAGTATGAGTTAACGCTAGAAAATTTGAGCCATGAGAGGCTGTCTTGTTTCCAGTTTAGAGTTGAGCGCCTAGAAGTCTTCGCAAGGAAATGCTTCAAAACTCTCTCGCACAGGACAAGGGGCGAGACTATGCAGGCAGTGCTACAGGCTATCGACTGCATTAATAATGCAGAATCATCGGATGATATAAAAAAATGGCGGCCAATGTTTACAGCTGGGAGGAATCATTTCTAATTGTTCCACGTCAAACATTTTCACCCCCAAAAAATAAAAATAAAAATTATTTCCAGAATCTTGACTAACCGCCCAGAACTACTATATTCAATTAAACTGGACAATAACCGAGCGGAACAACAAAGATGCCAGAAGAAGACCCGAGACAAAAAATTCTTAGCGATATCATAAAAAACCCAACTCTTTTAATCCTTGTCCTTGTTTTTATGGGTTACATAGATATCAGGGGGCTTCCAACATCAATTGAAAAGATTGGTGCAAACGGTGCAGAAAGCCTAGATTCAATTAAAAACGAGATCACATTTCTTAGGCGAGATATCCGCGAACAAGTAGACGAAATAAAACAAAACCAAGAAATAATTGGCAAAGAAATTCTACAGACCAAAGAAAGAGTGTTACTGCTTGAGAATATCAACAAGCAAGGCCGCTGATTATTTCATGTTTGCCTTTTCGTCGATTGCCGCACCTACATTTATCCTAATATTTTCAGGGTTGCTACTCATTGTCACAGCCAAAAATTTTATTAGAGCGCGATTATTTAGACGATAGAACCATTGGTTGTTTATCGTACACGCAAGACTCAAAAAATTACGAGTTTGCAACGATAGAACCAAAATGGTTAAACAATAAAAAAAACGTTTCATGCGTACCAGAGGGCGAATACAACGCCGCAAAATATCCATCTAAGAATTTTAGAATGACGTTTTGTGTAAGTGTTACCGACAGAACAGGTATTTTATTTCACGCTGGGAACCAAGCAAAAGAAACGGAAGGCTGCATCTTGCTAGGTGAGCACTTTGTAATGAGAAAAACCGGCGGTTTATGGCTGTCCAACTCAGCAAAAGCAATCAATTATTTTTTAGAATCCCTAAAAGACGTTAAAAGTTTTACATTAATTATCAAGCGACGAGTAACAAAAAATGGCAGTTAGTGAACTAAAATTTTACGCAAACGGCGAAAAGCTTTTTAGACAATACCCTATTCTTACTACGACTTATATTTGGGTATTGGTCAAATCATCTTACATTGCGTCCCAGTCTCATTCCACTTATGCCGATATCTCTGATGATATATGTGACACCGCAGGTTACGCACACGTTGACGCAACTGGTGGCGCGTTTATTAATACCTACGACCCCGATTTTGCCAACCCAACCTTTGCGGCAGGCAGCGAAGGAAAATACGTAGTTTTATGCACAAAAGCGGCGGGCGTTCCTGTTAATTTGGTTGGTCTTTACGATGTAGAAGTTGGCTCAGTCGGTGATGTTCAGTTTAATACGGCTTTTGTTATTAATGCTGGCGGTTTGCTTGATTATAACATTGAAGGCTGGACGTACGGTGGTGGCGGTGGCGGTGGCGGCGGTGGTGGTGGAAATGAACCACCTCCAAGCGGAGCAGTCACCGAAGTAATTGTTACACAAATCGCAAGAGCGGCCGCCCCTTCGTCTTACCCGCTGAATTTTTGCGTTCCTTACGCTAAGGGCATTCTTGCTAATAACTCAACGTTTGCTTTATACGATTCAAGCGACGTTAAAAAGGCGGCACAGTTTGACGCGTTTGAGCGATGGGAAGACACATCAATCAAAATGTTGCACGTGTGCACAGATACTTTTTACACTGCAAACACAGCAAAAACTTTTAAATTAAAATCGGGCGACTCGCAAAATTTCCCAGCGGCGGCAACTGTTACGCAAGCGTCGGGCGTTACGACCGTTAGTTTCAACGGAAATAATTATGTAACGAATGATAACGCATTCACCTTTTTCAACGGGTGGAGCGTTTACATGCTAAACGCTAAAGACAACCTAAAATATACTTCACTCTTTGCAGCAAACACCACTATTATTGAGAATGGAGAGGTGCGCGTTGTATTAAAAAGCACGGGCGTAATAAAAAATGGGGCAACCGTTCTATTTGATTTTATTTTAAGACAATATTTTTACCCACTTTCTAGCGCGCTTGAAATTGAACTAACTGTTTTTAACACAAACCCGGAAGGCACCTATGCTTATGCTTACTCAGCAAGCTCAGGGATAGGAAATGCATTAAGAATTTCTGTGCAGGAGTACGGGTTTGAAAAAACAGGGAATTTTAACAGACTTTTTGCGGCGGGGGACATAGCAGACCACGATCAAACAAGCACAAGCGATCTGCATTTTAAGCAAAATGGATCTATAACCAAAACAGGCGCGATAAACTCCCCTTATACATTTTCTTATTCAGGGATAGGAACGGGCGGCAAATCAAAAGGCGCGTTTAAATTTTTTGAAACATCCGGCGCACAATATAATATGTGTTGGAAAAGAATGTGGAAAGAATACCCACAAGCGATTCAGGTTGGGCAAGCAGGCGCAAAAATAAAGTTTCATTTTACGGACTCAGTTCCAGACACCGTGTGGCCAAGCATGGTCGGCAGCAATATATATAGATTCCCTAACACATTTTTTTCTACTGGGTACGGTACAGCAAAAACCCACAACCTTTTATTTATTCTCGGCACCGTTTCAGATGCAGAACTAAAAGCAAAAAATGAAATATTTCAAGAGGAATATTTAGTAGCACGTGCGTCATTAGACTACATACGATCAACCAAGGTATTCGGTGATTATTTATTATCAAGCGCTGCAACAACAGCTTATGACAACAGATTCCAGTCTAATTTTAATCTAGGGTTTTGGAACGAAATCAGCGGAACATCAGTCTCTAAAAATCAGGTGATGTACGGTTGGAACCGTTTTGGCAACAGAAGACACACGTCAGAAGAGCAGGCTGTAATTAATTCTCAAGCGAGATGCGACGGCCTTTATAACGGCTCGCATTTCGGCCCTTTCAAGCAAGTTTTGCAATTTTTAAGAACAGGTATAGAAAAATATTATTATTATGCAGCGATAGAATCCCACTGCTTTGCAGACTTGCATATATGCCACGCCCCGCGCAAAGGCTACTGGGATGTTTCTGGCACCTACACAGAAATTGACTTGCCAGCCGGTGAGTGTCTAGCTTCTTCGCACGATAATTTGGATTGCTATACACGTAATATGCAGATGAACCATCTGCATAATTCGACGCTTCACACACTATGGCTGATGGAGAAAAAATATTGGTATAAAGAAGTGTCTCAAAAAGTTATGGCATGGATGAAGACAATGTTTGATAACTGGCTACCGCCCACAGGGTACGCCGTTACATATACGTCAAGTCCCCAGACCCGCCCCCTAGCCGAAGCAGAAAGAGAATGGGGAAACCCCCTGCTTGTTGCGTGCGACCTAGCTCACTGCTTTAACAATAAACAATTTTTTGAGGATGTGGCAGTAAAAATTGTTAATTTTTTAGTAACATGGGTAAAAACAACAAGAAATAAAGTCCACCGAGGCGTTATCGTCGGTACGCACGACTTTTCGCAAGGCACTGGATATTGGTCTCAGGATGGAAACGGTAACACATACCCATTCACAACAGACACCGGTTGTAACCCGTGGATGGCTGGACATTTGCTAAATTCACTGGCAGATTTTAGGGATTTATCTATACGTTTCAACGTTGCATTTAACCCCGATTTTTACGAAATGATCAGGCAGTGCATAACCTACCTAATGCAGTGGGGAAGGGATGGCGCGGGGGACTGGTTATACGTAGAAACACACACACAAAAAGACATTTATTTCGACCCCCTTGCCTACTCGTTAAAATACTGGGGAGCATATTTTAATAACTCAGCATGGCAGGCAGAAGCCCTAAGAGTTCATAATTACACGCTTGGAAGAGTCGCCCAAGCTTCTTACGGCTATGGCTACGAAGAAATTTATAAGCCAGGCCAATTCAAGTTATTTAACACTTAATAATTTATTTTAATTTTAGCAAAGCCCCATTTTTTGGGGCTTTTTAGTTTCTATCGTCCAAAAAAATGAGGGTTCAAAAATGGCAGAATTAGCCGCAAGTAATTTTAAATTCGCGACTTTAGGACAGCTTAGATGGCTTGAGATCCCGTGGACTTCAACCGCGCATTATTGGGTTTTGGTTAAATCGACAAAAACACCAGCAATGACAGACTCTACTTATGCAAACATTTCGTCAAACCTTTGTACGTCGGCGGGTTATGCGCATCAAAACGCGACAAATAAAGTTTTTTTAAGCTCGGCAAATGCAAACGCACCAGACTGCGACTCCCCCACTTTTGGCGATAATAAAGCGTGTAAATACCTATATTTATTGTCCGGGACTTATTCCTCACCTCAGTCTGGCGACAGAATTATTGGTCATTGGAATTTAGACACCCCAGGCAGCGCCGACATAACAATCAACGGCCCTATAAATTTAGACGCCCAGGGCGTCTGCAAATTCCCATTCACCAGCTGGTAAAAAATTAAATAACTGAGGGCATAAACATGCTAGTTGATCTACTACGTGCAACAACGACAAGCACCGGCACCGCAAGCATATCGTTAACACGGAAAGGCTCTCACCCTATGCCGTCTGACCACCCTATTTTTAGCACCGTTAATGGTGTTGAGATTGGTTACTCAATCAAAACCGGCGCAGGAATTGTGGTTGAAGTTGGCCGCGGAACATTGAGCGGCAACGGTGCAACGCTTTCCAGAACTTACCCCCACACAACGTGGGCGGCGGGAACAACCACGCTAACGATTGCAAAGGGTGCAACAGCAATCAACTTGACCGATGCAAGTTACGACGTCGATTTTGGGTTAAATGCAGCTAATGTTTTTGGTGAGCACGATTGCAGAGACGGCGCAACAAGCCGCCTATTAATCCCTCCCCACCTAGGTAACTTGTCGGCGGTTGCTTTTTCGCTGACTGCTCTCAAGGTTTATTACATGCCGTTCAAAGTCCAATCGCTTTCTTATACGTCCGGCGTTGTAGTTAGGCACACCGGCGCAGGCACGCCAAACTATGTTGCGGCATTGCACCAACGCAAAAACAATGGAAACCCTGGTCCAGCCATATACAGCTCAGCAAGCACCGCAATCACAGTTGCTGAAGGACAGAACCTTTTTGCGTGGACGGGTGGCAATAAAATGGTGCCAGCTGGCCAATATTTTATTTCAATTTGCTGCGACGCGGTAGACAACGTAGCTAGAGCGACAACGACTCAAGGCTTCATGCCGACAACTTTGGGGTCAAATAATACAGGGCATATAGGTACTAACGTGCATTTTCTTTCTGAAGTTATTACGGCGCCGCTTGCGATCCCAGCGAGCCACGGCACTTTAGTTGAAGAGTATCAAACGTATGTCCCTATCGTAGCCCTTAAATCTGCCTAATTTTTTGAGGTAATTAATCATGATTTTAGGCGATTTAATCCTTGGTCAAAACGTCATCGGGGTGCAAGAATCAAGCACCCCCGACCAAGAGCTACCCCCAACAACGTTGGGCACGATCAGCTACCCAGTGACGGGAGAGCAGTCTGGCACTTACTCAGGTCAACCGGCTGGGCTTGCTGTAATAACTCCGCTCCCGCAAACGATTGGCGGCGCAAGCACAGAAACAACCGTTTTCACGCCTGCCAATGTTCAGTTTTTTGCGCGGACAATTACGTTTTCAGTTAACGCGAATAACGTCACAGTATTCACGCCTGCAAATGTTAATTTTTATGCAATCCCTGCGATTTTCAGTCAGTTTTCAGTTGGCACGCTTGTTTTTACACCCGCTGAAATTAATTTTAAATCCTTGCCTATTCAGTTTTCCGTAACACAAAACGTTGTCACTTTATTTACACCGGCAAGTTTTGGATTCCAAAAAACTGACATCCAATTTATTCAGTCGTTTTCAACTGTCACTACATTCGCGCCGGCTGAAATTAATTTTTATAGTGTTCCAATCCAAATATTCGTCCCGCAAAAAACAGAAACCGTATTTAGTCCGGCAGAATTCGGATTTTATGCGGTGAAATTAAATGTGGGGGCGATTGTGCTTGGAAATCCCAAGTACATCTTTGACCTTAAGTATTCGGTTAAATCTTTCGATTATATTTTGTAAAAACAGAGGTGATTTATGGCAGAGGGTAAGCTTTTAGCTGGTAATAATTTTATTGCGAAAACTTGGGACGGTACGATTTTAATGTCTACCATCCCATCTCGCTCGTACAAAATGGCGTTGTATACAGGGGCATCAAATGCGGCCGATCTAACGCAAACAGTTATTGGTAATTTAACAAACGAAGTAGCAGCTCAAAACGGTTATGTTGCTGGAGGTTTTGCGATTACAGGATTAACAGTAACCTCCCCAGCGGCTGGGCAATTTTTGCTTAAAGCAACAAATTTACAGATCCAAGCTACCGGCGGTAGTTTAGTTTTCCGCCACGTTGTTATTTACGACAATACCACCGGTATTATCTGTTACACCAGCGCTTCAAATTTGATTAGCGGTGTTGCAACAGATTTAACAATCACTGCAAACAACTACTTTGTGGCTGATTTAACAACCAACGGCATGATGTTGTATAGAGCTAACAACGCTTAATTAAATGGTGATGTATGCTTACTGAATACGTAACGGAAGGGTCTAAGGACAAATATCACACGCGGCTAACAGCGGGCGAAATCATAACGACCAGAGGCGCGGCTATTAATTATATTTCCGCAGAAGTTGTTGAAGGCGCAGACGTTGCGCGTGTTGATTTGGCTTTATTAAATGGAAATAAAATAGAGCTACTCATACAAGGGTTAAGGCAAGGAGTCGCTTTAATTCATGTGTATCTGTACTTCGCAGACTCAACCGTTGAAACTTTTTGCATGCATCACCGTGGTGTTAATTGTTAGTTCCTGACCGCGTTTTTTCACCGTGGATTAAAATTCACGGTGAAGAAGATTTTATTGTTTTGTACAACGATAGAGACAACTGCGCAAAGTTGTCTTTTTACCACGACGAAACAAAACTTTACTTAGAGGACGTTACCGATATTCATTTAGTTATTGATAAAAACGTATATATAAATAATATTTATGGTTTTTTTGATATAGACACGAGTTCAGGTACGGTATTTTTTGTATTAAAAAGACATTTAAAATCACTATTGCCAAAAGGCAAGCTAAAAGCTCAGGTGATTTTATTTACAAGAAAACACACCTATGGATGCGTGTGGAGTGACAATTTAAAAATAGAAATTAGATAACCCAAGGGGTTTGACAGTGAAAAAAACGAAGTTAAAGTTAGACGAATACACATTAAAAAAGATTGAAGAATTAGCGGCGAACGCGCTAAACAAGAATGAAATTGCGTGCATGATTGGCGTCTCAGCGAGGGAATACAGCTTAAAAGAAGCTGCAAACCCATCGATGGATTTAGCCTTTGAAATTGGCAAAAGGAAAATGCTAGGGCGTTTAGCAAAAAAGATGCTAACAATTGCCTACAGTGATGATAAAGAATCCTTTGCAGCTTGCAAGTATTTGTTGACAGTAAAAGACTTTAAAAACTGGTCGGAAAAATATCAGGAGCGGGAACATGGTGTCATCCAAGAGCAGGCTCTTCCTAAAATTAATTTTCTTATATCTCAAGAATATAAAGACGTTGTCGCGAAAACAGGCGGCAATCAAAGCCCTTGAAGACGGAATCGACGACAGACTTGACGATCAGCCTGAACAAAAAGCAAGAGATCGCATTTTTTAGCAAAGCCAATGAGATACTCTATGGCGGCGGTGCAGGCGGCGGGAAATCATTTTTCTTGCGAATGATTGCAATATTTTTTGCAATTGAAATTCCAGGAATTCAAATTTATTTATTCAGAAAAAACTTAAAAGACTTAGTTAAAAACCATTTAGAAGGCCCTACAGGGTTTAGACAAATGTTGTCGCCTTATGTAAAAAAAAAGCTGGCTAATATTAACAGCGTTCAAAAAGAAATAAGTATTGGGCGTAGTAAAATATATTTATGCCACTGCAAAACAGAACACGCGGTGAGAGATTATCAGGGGACTGATATTCACATCCTGTTAATTGATGAGCTCACCCATTTTGTTTTTGATATTTACGCTTTTTTAAGGTCAAGGGTTAGATGCACAGGGTTAGAAATTCCCGAAAAATATAAGGATAAAATTCCTTTTATTTTGTGCGGTTCAAACCCTAGCAGCATCGGTCATAACTGGGTTAAAGAAGCCTTTATATCAAAATCACCCCCCTTTGAAATCACGCGCAGTAGATCGCAAGAAGGGGGGATGTTAAGGCAGTTTATCCCCGCATTGTTGCAAGATAACCCGCATTTAACGCGTGACGACCCTACCTACAAAGACAGATTGCTCGGCATGGGTAATGAGAAGCTCGTTAAGGCGCTGTTAAATGGTGACTGGGACATTATCGATGGCGGCATGTTTGATGATGTATGGGACTACAACACACACGTTGTAGAGCCGTTCCAAATCCCTAGCAGCTGGCACCTAGACAGGACGCTTGATTGGGGTTCATCCAGACCGTTTTCAGTTGGTTTTTGGGCAGAGTCAGATGGAACCACTGCAACACTAAGCAACGGCAACCAGCGCACTTTTCCACGGGGTACGCTTTTTAGGATCGGCGAGATTTACGGGTGCGGCTCAGAACCAAATAAAGGATTGAAGTTAGGCACGGCAGAAGTAGCGCGGATGATTAAAGCGTTCGAGTCTGTTTGGGGCGCTGAATTTAATGCAGGCGTTGCCGATTCATCTATTTATGACGTTATAAACAGGAGCGCCCCAAGTATTGCGCAATCATTCGGCGCGGCTGGGATTGATTGGATACCTGCAATCAAAGCCGCAGGAACAAGAATTCACGGGTGCCAATTATTCCATGAGCGATTAAATAACACGCTAACAAATAGCGAAGATCCTCAGTTTTATGTATTTAATACTTGTCGTCATTTTATTAGGACAGTTCCTGTTTTACCACGGGATGACAAGCGCCCTGACGACATAGATACGAATGCTGAAGACCACTGTTACGACGAAGCAAGATACAGAATTTTACACACTCAAAGCGGCGTCAAAGCTGGAAAAATAAAGCGCGGAATATGATAGAAACACCAGAGCCAGATTATTATTATTTTTTAAGTGATTGGAAAAAATCGCGAGACGTTAAAGCTGGGCAACGCGCCGTCCACGATGGAGCCCAAAGATATTTGCCAATGCTTGGCGGTCAAGAAAAAGACACGGACGGCCAAAAAGAATATGAAGCTTTCAAAGCGCGTACCGTTTTTTATAATGCAACCGCGCGCACAATATCTGCTTTTTTGGGGTTGTTACTGAGTAAACCGGCAACACTAAACTACCCAGAATCTATGCGGCCATTTATTGATGACAGCAGCAAAGACGACAAATCATTACTAACAGCGGTTTCCTACATTTCAGAGGAGCTATTAACCGTGGGGCGAGTTGCTGCATTAGTTGATTACCCTGAAAACCAAGAAATTAACCTTTCACTCGCTGATTTTGAAGCGCAAAAACTAAGGCCCTACATAGCATTTTATCCAGCAGAAACAATACTGGAAACCAAAAAATCATATATAAATAACGAGAGTATTCTCAGCTTTGTAAAACTTTCAGAAACTTACAAAGAGCCAATCGATGAATTCACAGACGAAGAAAAAGACCAAATTAAAATACTTGATTTAACCCAAGATGGTTATCGCCAAAGAATTTTTAGGCAAAATGAAAAACATGAGTACGTTATTTTTAACGAAACTTACCCAAAAATGAACGGCCAACCGATTAGAAAAATTCCGTTTTTTATTTTTTCTTCCAACTTTGATTATGCCAAAATTTCTCCACCCCCGTTGATTGATCTTATAGATCTAAACTTGAACCATTATCAGTTCATGGCGTCATACGCGCACGGGGTTTTTTACACTGGCTTTCCTACGCCTTATTTATTTGGGGTTTCATCAAAAGAAGTCCCTTCGGGGATCGGCGTGCGTGAAATGTGGACCTCTACTAATTCAGACGCTAAAGCGGGGATGCTTGAATTCACCGGCGCAGGATTATCATTTGCGCGTGAATATTTAGAAGATAGAAAAAATGAAATGGCGTCGCTAGGTGCTCGATTTTTAGGTTCAGAAACAAAGAAAACGGAGACCGCAGAAAAAGCAAGGTTAGACCAGTTTGGCGAAGCATCAAGCCTTTCAACGATTGCGGATTCTATTTCGTTTGTGATGAATAAGCTCGTTAAATTTGTTGGTGAGTGGCTAGGGCTTAACCCTGATGACATTTATTTCCAACTTTCAAAAGATTACCTTCCTGCTAATTTATCGCCTGAACTTATAAAAACTTTAAGTTATGAATTGCAAGCCGGTCACATTTCTTACGAGACATTTTTCCACAATCTCAAGCGCGGCGACATAATCGAAAAAACACGAACACAAAGCGAAGAGCTGGACTCAATAAGTGCAAGATCAATTAATATTGCATGAGCTTTACATAGAACGTTATGAAAAAAACGTGTCTAAAGAATATAAAAAAATACTTAAAGCATTATACAAAAAAGTCGTTAATGATTTGGTATCTTTGGAAAATATAGACACTATTCGCGGGCGGCGGTTAATAAAATTCATCGGCTCGCTTCAGCCATACTTTGATGAGTTTGGTATTGAGATAAGCGACTTCCAAAAAAAAACCATTGATGAGTTTGTGGATTTTGAAGCGCGTACAGAGCCACAGCTAGCAAAAGAAGCGCTTTCAAATGTAGACCTTGTAGGTTTTACGCTAGAAAAATTAGCAGCCGCAACAGCGCTACACATGGGCACAGGCCAAACAATCGATGAGCTTTTTGGAAAATCCAAAGATGCCGTTATTGATAGAATCAAAAAAGAATGTTCAATCGGTTTTTTGCAGGGTGAAACGACGCAGCAAATAATCTCAAGAGTAAGAGCAACTGAAGACCTAAGCGGACGCGCCGCCGCTGCGATAGTAAGAACTTCATTAACGCATGTATCTAGTCAAGCAAGAAATCTTGTAGCCAAAGAAAATAGCGATGTAATAAAAAAAATAAAATGGAGTTCCGTTTTAGATCTTAGAACGTCGGACATATGCAGGTATAGAGACGGCAAATTCTGGGACATAGACGAAAATTACCCAGTGCCACCGGCACACGTTAATTGCAGAAGCAGCCTAGCTTATGCGACAGGAACAGAAATAATTGGCGCAAAACGCGCAAGTATGGACGGCCCCGTTTCGTCTAAAACAACTTACTATGAATTTTTAAAAAGACAGCCTAAGCAAATTATCGTCGATATTTTAGGAAAAGAGCGCGCCGAATTATTTTACACAGGAAAATTAACCGGCGACCAATTGCACGCAAGAGACGGGGCGCTTTTAACCATGAAAGAGCTGCATAAAAAATACGATTTATAAACCACGTGGAGAGCTTGAAAGATGAATGTCAAAGACATTTTGAAAAAAATTGACGGGTTAAGCCCAGAAATTAGTAATTTAATTTCCTCTGAAATTGAAAAAGAAATTGAAAAAGAAATTGGCGGGCTAGTTAGCAAAAAAAATGAATTGCTAGACAAGGTGCGCAAAAAAGACGCAACCGAAAACGCCGAATTAGAACAGCTTAGAAGGTTTAAAGAGTCCAAGGACGTTGAAGAATTAGAGTCCAAAAAACACTATGAAGAAGCGCTAAAAATTACCGAAACAAAATACAAAAAAGAATTAGAAAGAACCGCAGAAGCGCTAAGGCAAAAAGAATCAACCTTGAGCGATTTAATTTTTAATTCTGAAATATCAAAAAACTTTGACGTGCACAAAATAAACCCCGTAACGAGGGAGGCTTTAACCGCTTTATTTAAGCAAAAAAGCAAATATTCAGAAAATGGTTTTTTGGTAGAAGAAAAGCCGCTTACTGAATATCTCAGCGAGTGGGCAAAAACGGATCAGGCTAAGCCTTTTATCCTAGCGCCGCAAAACAGCGGCGGCAACTCTTTTTCTCAATCTGCAAAGCCGGTTGATCAAACAAATTTAACTCAATTAATCCAATCAAAAATAGGTAGATAACAATGGCAACTTTCCTGACTTCCGACGCAATCCGACACGAATTATTCTCAGGCTATGTGCAACAAGCATTAGTCCGAAACAGCTCATTTTTAAACTCAGGCATAGTAACTACAGATCCTGATGTAGACGACGCTGCAAAGTCATCACAAAGCGCAGAAGCTCAAATTAAATTTATCACCGGATTAGATGGGGTATCAAAAATTGCAAGCGGCACAAGCGCAACACCAATAACGCCCAATAAATTAAGCACAGGCATTTACCGATGCGTTAAACATTTTAGAACGGAGGCATGGGAGCAGGCACAGTTAAGTAAGTTTTTTGTTGGTACAGACCCCCTTGCCAATGTTGCCGCGGAGATTGCGAAATATTGGGACAAAGAAATTCAAAAAGTGCTAATTTCAACGGTTGTTGGTGTATTCGCCGACAACGTGGCAACTGACAGCGGAGACATGATTGTTAACGTTGCGACAGACGGCGCAGGCGCTGTGGGTTCGGGCGAAAAAATTAGCTCTGGATTGATCATTGACGCTATGGCAACTCTTGGTGATGCGATGGGCTTGGCGGGAATTGCGATGCACTCAACCGTGTATTACAACCTTTTAAGACAGCAATTAATTACGGTAGTTCCTGCATCCGAGCAGCGCGGCGAGTTTTCTATGTATCAAGGAAAATTTGTTATCGTAAATGATAACTTGCCAGCGGTCGCAGGCACTCACAGGATTACCTATCACACATACCTTTTTGGTTTGGGCGCGGTCGCTTATGCTGACGGCGCACACCCTGAAGCATTTGCCGATAAAATTGACGAGGCAGCTTATAACGGGGCTGGCTCTAAAATGATTATTTCCCGTAAAAACTTTGTGATTCATCCTCAAGGCTGGGAATTCAAAAGCGTGTCAATTGATGAAATATCTCCATCAAATGCTGAGCTTGAAGAAGCTCAACAGTGGCACAGAAGAGCACCACGCAAATTGTGCAAAATTGCGTGTATCAAAACGAACGGCTAAACTCTTGGGGGTGAATAAAACCACCCCCATTTTTTTGAGATTTAAAAAATGACTGAAAAAAAATTGACCTTTGAAGAAGTCCAAGAATTTGAGCGTAAAAGAATGCAGCGCGAGTTAAAAGCACAGCAAGAAATCACAGAAAAACCAGTGATTGAAAAAATTAAAAAATGATAATTATTGAGCCGTACGAAAACACTAATTCTTTTTGCACGCTAGCAGAAGCGGAAAATTACCATGCAACTAAACTTGGTAATGGGTCGTGGACGAACGCAACAAATGAAGACAAAGAAAAGGCGCTTATATCCGCGTCTTTGAGGCTGACACAGATGAATTGGATCGGCGATCAATACAGCAGCGTCCAAGCGCTGGCATGGCCGCGAATAATTTACATGGGCGGCTTTGCTAAATTTTACGATTTCCCGCCTTTTTTAAAAAGTGCCACAGCAGAATTAGCCTTTAATTTATTGAGGGGCGGCGCAGAATCAGGCACAAGCGACGCTGTAAAATCCATAAGTTTTTCAGGTATGAAAATGGATTTTAAAGATGCTAAACAATCCGAAAATGACGATTTAACACTGGATGTCTGGGCGTATATCGGCAAATACATAAACCGCTCGGTGAAGCTTTATAGATGCTAAATAATTTTAGATCAGCCATTGATAAGTTTTTTAAAAATGCAGAAACAGCACTGACAGAGGTCGTTTTTAATATTTGTGTGGGCGAGGACTATGACATAATTAGAGACACAAAAACAAAAAGAATTGAGCGTTACCACGTTAAATGCCTAATGCTTGAGCGTACAGAGCAAAGCGTAAGAACAGGAGGCTCAAAGAAAAAAGAGTTGACGCTAGTATGCAGAGTAACCGACCTTGATAAGGTTCCTTCAATTTCAGATTTTTTCACTATTAAAAACGTTGTATATAATATATTAGAAGTTGTTGACGATAACGCTATATACATGAGCATCAAAGGTGAATAATGAAAATAACGACACGCGGCGGGGATGAAATAGTGTTCGCGCTCAAAGATGAAGTTTTAAAGAAACACAAGCAAATTATGTTTGACCTAGATTTCGCGCTAGTAGAAGAAACCCCAAGAAAAACGGGAAGAGCAAAAGGAAACTGGATCGCCTCAATAAATACGGCATATAAAGGCGTTACTACCAAATTATGGAAAACAAATAATACCCCCGCTATTTCATCAATTAAACAGCCGTGCATCAGTTACCTTTCAAACAATTTGCCCTATATTCAGCGATTGAACGAAGGGTGGAGCAAGCAAGCCGAAGCCGGTTATATAGAGGACATTATCAATAGAGTGGTAAAAAGCCAAAAATGAAACTCAACGACATCCGAACTTTTATTTATAATTTATTAGCGCAAAATTTTGATAAAGAGATTATCTTTTTTGACAACCAAAAAGCAGAAGATCTAAACCCCACCAGGTATCATATAAAATTAACGCTAGAAAAAATTAACAAGGATTTATTAGAAATCGGTGGCGGCTCAGATTTAATTTCTGGTGTGTGTAAATTTATTGTTTATACGCCTGAAGGTTTTGGCCTGTCCAAATGTTTTGACCTGCTCGAAAAAATAATTGAAACGTTTTTTAATAAAAGAACAGAAGGCTTCTTTTTTGGAAATGTGGAAATGAATAATAACGGACTAAATGATAATTTTTTCTCTTTTGATGTATCGATTAATTTTGAATATGAGGCGTTTTAAATGGCAAGCGGCGACCAAGTAACACTCAAGTTTGTTCCAGAAGTAACCTATGGCGTTACACCTACAAATTCTAGTTTGTGGAAATATTTAAGAATTACAAGCGAAGAATTTAAAGGCGAACCTGTTACCGAAGAGTCAGAAGAATTAGCAGGAAATGAGCTAGGCGTTACAGAAATTATTGTAGCAGGTCAAAACGTTTCCGGCTCAATAGGATTTGAATTAAGTTATGCAACGTTTGACTGGGCGATGGAGGCGGCTATAGGCGGCACGTGGGCTTCAAATATTTTAAGCAACGGCGGCGTAAAAAGGTCTTTTTCTTTTGAAAAACATCTGCCAGATATTGGCCGTTACTATTTGTATAAAGGCATGGTCGTTTCTGGTTTGGATATTAAAATCGAAAAAAATAAAAGAATAACAGGAAGCATTAATTTTTCTGGCGCGCAAGTAGTGACCGGCACTACGTCAAGCGTTGGAAGCGGAACAGTACAAGCAATAAACGAGAATAAAATTTTTAGAGCTGGATCAACAATTACAGGCATACAAATTGATGATGTAGCCGCCGACACTTTTGGCATAAGAATTTCATCATTAGATATTAATCTAGCTGTTAATTCTGAAGCAGAACAAACGATTGATAAAGATTTTGCGACGGGCATTAATATTTTATCAATCAAGCCTGAATTAAGTTTTTCCACTTATTACGACAACGATAATTTTTACTCAAAAAGTTTAGCAGGTAGCGAATTTAAATTTGAAATCATACTGAATGACGGCGTTGGCAACGACTACTCATTTTTATTTCCGGCGTGCCAATTCACTGGCGGCGCACCAGCAGGCGCGAGCAAAGGTAAATCAATAATGGGCGACTTTAAAGCGGTTGGAACGGTTGATTCAGGTTTAGGCTTGTATATGCAAATCACTCGCGGCTAATAAAAAAACAAAATAAAAGTTTTAATTTAATTAAATTTTGGGGTAATAAAATGAAGGGTATCGATAGCTTTTATGCGGATGACGTCAAAGCAAAAAAAGAAGGGGTAAAAGTTTTTATCCCGCATCTTGATGACCAGTTTATTTTAATTTCTGCTTTTGATTCTGCAAAAATTAACGACAAAATAAGAAAAATAAAACATAATTTTTATGATGAAGTGGAAAGCCCAACTCAAGAAGAAAAAGCTTTGTGCTTTAAAGCTGCATTAATTGAAGAAATAATTAAGGGTTGGAATATTTACGAATCTGGCGAGCTTTTAGAATTTAATGAAAAGAATTTAAAGCGTATTTTTTTGGATGAAAAATATGACAGGCTTTTAGATTTCGTCTTGAGCGAAGCTCAAAATCAAGAAAATTATAAATTAAAAGAAATTGAAGACGCAAAAAAAAAGTAGGAAAGTATTTAAAAGATTATAAGGAATGGCACGACAAATACGCAGAAACGAGCGGTGATATGGCTGGTTATGTCGATGTTAAGGGGCATACAGAATATGCAGAAATCACGGGGAATAAGTCCAAATTATTGCTAGATATGCCCTCTCTGGAATCTAAATATTCAGATATTTATCAAGCTTTTTTATTTTTGAGATCATGCAAAAAACATGATGAGCCTATTTCAATTTTAGAGATGACGGAATACTTAAAGTATTATTTTTTTGATTTTAATTATTTTTTTAGTGTTATAAAACATTTGGATGCTTATAGATAAATGAGTAAAAAATTCAATATTGATGTGGCTGTTAATTCTTTAGGAGCCAAAAAAGAAGTAGATTTATTGACGGGCGCTTTTACAAAATTATCGGGCGTTGTTGCTGGCTTTAGTGCTGTTGATTTTATCAAAGACCAAGTAATGATGGCTGATAGAATGACGGGGCTAGAGCAAAGAATAAAATACACAACAAAAAGCTTTGAAGATTTTGAAGAAGCAATGGAGTCTATTTCCGAGATATCAGTAAGGACGGGAGCATCATTAGAAACTACTGGAAAGCTATTTATTACAGTCGCAGAATCAGCGCAAAACATGGGGCGCTCACAATCTGAGGCTTTAAAATTAGTAGACACATTACAAAAAATAAAATTAGTTTATGGGATAAGCGGAGATTCTTTTAATAGCGCAATCCAACAACTTGAGCAAAGCTTAGGCGCAGGCGTATTAAATGGCGACGAATTAAAAAGCATTTTAGAAAATGCGCGGCCTATCGTTTCAGAGATTGCAAAGGGCTTAGGCGTTAGCGTCGGGCACATGAAACAGTTGGGAGCCGATGGAAAATTAACGACTGAAAAAGTATTTGATGCATTATTAAAAAGAACAGAAGAAATTAATAAAAGGTTAAAAGACGCGCCCCTGCTTATAGCAAATGAGTGGGATAAATTAATGGCTCAAATAGACAGGGCGACAATTGGAATAAATAAGTTTTTTTCGGTAACAGAAAAGATAGCCTTCGCGCTCGGAACAGCAGCGCAAACAGTGGGCGAAATATCTGACGGAATAAAATTTATTTACGACTTGAGAAACCCAGAAAAAAACGAAGCAAATCAAGCCGCAAAAGAGCTTGTCGAAGGGCAAGATTCAAAAGCGCAAAAAGTATTTGATAAAAATACGGCAGTCGATAAAGCAAGGAGAGATGCAGAATACGAAGCAAAGAACCCTAAAATGTTCGCGGGGCGAGCCAAGAATGAAGCGATCGATAAGGAGATTGACGCGCTAGGGCGGCCACCAGCTAATCAAGAAGATTTTACAAAGCCAATCGACCAAATCATAAAAAGAAATGACGAAGAAAGAGCGCAAAAAGAAAAAATGGATGCCGACAATATAGAGCGCGATAGAGCGCAACTTGTCGCAAAAAATGAGTCTTTTGAAGCAATTATGCTTGAGTTCGACATAAAAGAACAAAACCGCCAAGCGATGAAATACGAATCTGATAAATTTTGGAAAGATAAGGCTCAGCAGGACGATTTGCAGCGATTTAGCAGACATGAAGAAATGGTAGATTTCATCAACAATTTTGAAAAAAAATCTACAGCAGAAAAAAACGCATTTATAAAAAACCAGACTTTAGACATTCTTACTCAAGCCGGGACTTTTAGTAAAAAAGCATTTGAAGTTAGCAAAGCTTTAAATTTAGCGGATGCGATTATGCAAGGTTATGGCGCAGTACAAAAAGCGTATAACGCGGTTCCGCCGCCGTACAATTTAGCATTAGTTGCGATGACAGTAGCGCGGACAGCGGTACAAGTTAAAGGGATTAGGTCGCAAAAATTCGGCGGCGGATCTTCGTATTCCCCCGCTTCAGGCGGGAGTGCTGGCGGTATTTCTGATAGATTTGATTCTTCAAAATTAGGCGATTCTAAAATTGAAGAAAAACGCGAAAAGAACATTACTATTCAAATTGCGGAAGGTAATTTATTTAGCGCAAAATCAGTTAGAGAATTAATAAAAGCGATCAACGAAGAAACAGGAAATAACATAACTTTAAGCGCTGCATGATTTTTTATTCTTAATTATTATTGCTCTCGCATCGCGAATAAACTCGAAAATGATCAAAAAATTGAGCAAAATCCAGTTTATTCGCGGGGAGGTGCCAATAATAATTTTTATTCTGTATTAATATTTTTATTTTTTTACTGGGAAATAATGGGTTCAAAATTCGGCGTCCAAAATTATTTAAGAAGCGGAACAATCACCGCCGATCCTTCGTTGAGCGGCTTCGGTGCGGCTAACGCGCTAGATGGACGCACAAGCACGCATGCGGGATACGGCGCAGGATCGCGCACAATATCGTTTTCTTTTGCGTCTGCGTCTGTTGGCTACATAGCCCTAGGAAAAAACAATTTTGGCGATTCTGGTGCGTCTGTGAGCGTCTATGTCGGTGGAACGTTGCGCGGCACGCATACTTTTACAAAAAATCAGGTTTACATGTGGACTTTTAGCACTGTTACAGCGTCCAATTGTTCTTTTGTTATTTCTGCGGGCGCTAATTTTTTTGTGTGTGATTTTGCGTGTGGGCCTGTCATCGAATTACCTAAATTAATGCAAGTAGGTTTTGAGCCCGCTAGATTTTCAGATGACGATGAAATCATTGCAAATTACACCTTGGCGAGCGAATTAAACGGCATCTCAGTACGCGCAAAACCGAAAAGAACGACGATAGAAATTAAAGACGTTCATTTTTCATGGTTTGATTCTAACTTTGAAACTTTTATTAAATACTCGAAAAATTATCCATTTTATTTTTTGTTCGCCCCTGATGATCGTCCGAATGATGCGCTTTATTGTTGGTTAAATAAAAGTTTAGGAAGTGTTAAATATACAAAAAGAACTTATCAAAGTATCTCGTTAAACGTCGAAGGATACACTTAAAATGGCGTTTTTAGACGACGCTAAAAAAGGCGGAAGGGTCGCATTAACAATAGTTGAAATAGGGCTAGATAATAAATTAAGCCCCTCTGGAGTAGAACACCATTGTGATGGACAGGTGCCTTGGGGTCAAAGGTTTTTCGCTTCTGTTTCTGCTATTGATTTTGCGCCTACAAAATTAGTTTTTTTTGATGGACTTTCTCACGTCGGCCAGGTTTCAATAAGTTTTCAGGATTTTAATTTTGGCGCTGGCGATTATTTCGCGCGACTTTTTGCAATTAATCCATTCTATTTTAATCGTGAAATAAAAATACATACCGGCTACGTGCAAGATGGATTTAATTTTGCAAACTTTAGAACGCGCTTATATTTCATTAAAAAAATGGATTACGATTGGGAATCTAGAAAATTAAAAATAACTGCTAAAGATTTATTTTCTAAAGTTGACGAAAAAGGCGTGACTTTCCCCGACGAAAAAAGAGGGAAATTAAAAACAGATTTATCAATTTTTAGTCCAGGCTTTTTTTTATCATCATTTACCGGGGTTTTTCCTGATGATATTTTTGCAGGAGATCCCGCGGGGCACTACGTTATAGATAAAGAGATAATTTTAGTAACGTCACTGATCGGCCAGCTAGTTGTTTTTAGGGCGTCGAGCGGTACGCTACTAGAAGAGCATAAAGCAGGAGCTTTAATGCGTAAAATAAAGGTTTTCAATGATAGAAACCCTATAGACGCGCTTTATGATATTTTGGCAACTAGCGCAGGATTAAGCGCGCATATAGATCAAAATGATTGGAATTATATTAGGGACACTTACACGCTGGGGGACTATTTAAACGGCGTAATTTATAACCCGCTTTCAATAAAAGCAATAACTAAAAAAATATGCGAGCAGTTCGCTTTAAATATTTGGTGGGATGATGAATTACAAAAATTAAAAATTCAGGCAATCGGTTATTCTTTGTCTGAGCCAAAAAAAATAAATTGGCAAGAGAATATTTTAAATACCGGCCATAGTTATTCAGTCGATATTCAAAAAGCGGTAACTCAAACGTGGTTTTATTACGATAAAATTGACTTAACAAAAGGCGATTCTTCAGAAAATTACGGCGCGTTATATATTTATTATGATGGAAATTTAGAGGGTGAGGCGGGGCATAGAACAACAATAATAAGAAAATTATATGCTGATTTAGTTGGCTCTGGCGGGCTTGGTGTCGCAGTAAAAACCACATCAAGAATTATGGCGAGACATAAAGAGGGCTACCAAGAAATAACTTTTAGGCTAGACGCAAAAGATACAGGCTTAAATGTAGGTGACGCGGTAGAAATAACCACTGTAATTATTCAGGACGCAAACGGAAATCCAATTTTAAGAAATTTTGAAGTAATTGAAAAAGAGCAAATATCTGACACGGTTTGGCAATATAAAGCAAGTTATGCAGGAAAAACGCTAAAAGCTCGACTAATTACGCCAAATAATATGGGAAATTATGCGGCGGAAAGCGCTGAAAACAAGCTTAAATATATGTTTATTAGTAATAATTCAGGCTTGATGAATGACGCGAGCGAAGGCGGGACAATCGTTTAATTTGTAAAATTTAATAAGCAAAAGAGGTTTGATTGTATGAAAGTTATTTTAGACAGAACAACGTGGATTTTTAGAAGTGTTGATGAAAGTCACGTAGTGACTGAAGATCAAGAATTAGTTGATTACGATAAGTTAAAGAAACATATCAAAGACGGTTTAGACGCCCACGGCTTATATGATAAAAGAAATGATAATTGCCGATGCTAAAAAACATCTTGTTTTATAGTGTATTTCTGCGCATTGTATCGAGTAACGTTACGAGTTACATTAAATAAATAAAATATTAATTATTTTTTTAGGGAGAATAAATAATGGGATGGGCAACAATATCAGATCAACAAGTTGATCCCGAAAGCCCCGTTACATCATCGCTTGTAATTGCGCTACGAGATAATCCGATTGCGATTGCAAATGCTGATGCGGGGGCACCAAGAAATAAATTATCGTCATTGGCCGAACCGCCTGTAAAAATATTTGAAAGCGTAAACGGTCAAAACACGTTAACGATAAATCCTTTTGTAACTACGCCTGCAAACACCATGATTTTATTAATTTCTGTTCAGTGTGCTTTCGTCGGAGAATCTGGATCTCTCGACTACTCAGTAAGAATCGACGGAAATCATTTTCAGACAGTTGTTGTCGCAACAGGAAATCCTGTTACAGCGATTAAAGTTTTGCAGCAAAGCAACGCTACGCACGTGGTGACAGGATGGCTCGGCGTAGCACCGGAAAATTTTAGCGATTCTTTTAAGGTTACTGTTACTGCATTCGCGGCCTAAACTACTGTATAAGATTTTATCGTTAAAAATAAATTTGTTGACAAAAGCCAAAAAGCCTAAAAAAGATCAATAAATGACCTGATTTAGGCGATAATACATCCAGTAATGGATAGTACTGGCGGTATGGACTAGGGGCCACCAATAAATGGCGAACTACTAATAATTTCTTAGTAGTTCGCCATTTATATGATTTATTTTTGCCCCGTTTTTATCTTAAAAAGCTCCCATGTTGCGGAATCAATTTTCCTACCCCCAGCCTCGTATCGCTGCCATGTGCGCAATTGTTTTGATACTATCTCGGCTGCTTGCGTTTGAGTCAGCCCAGCGTTAAGCCGGGCTGATTTTATTGTTATTGCGTCCATTCTTTCCTTTCCTCCGCCTTAATCTAAAAAACGTATATTATCTTAGCGCCAGTTAAAATCACCTCGTTTGCGTCTTGCCCGTACTCAATCGCCCGACCTGCCACGATACATTTTTGGCCGTCGTAGATGCTAGACACGCTCATGGCCCACTCTAAGCCCTCTACAGTATCCTCGATTGTGCAATAGCTTAAGGCTATCGCGCAAGTACCGCCAAGCTTGGCGCTGGTGGCGCACCCATCCACCCAGTTTCTTGATTTTGGCGCAGCTTGCCCAACTTTTATTTTTTTTATCATTTTGGTGTTTTTAGGGTTGGGGGTCATCGACCTAACCCCGAAAAATTGAAACCCTTCCGAGTATGCTGAGGCCATTGCTGCATTTATTGCTTCTAAATTAATCTCCATGACTCATCCCCTATATTTCGTTTAGATCATCTCTCTGCATGTAGTAATAATACGACCAACGGTCGTACTCGTCAACACTTTTTTTACATTTTTACAAAATATTTTTTTTTACATTTTATTTGACGCGACGACCAGAGGGCGCTAAAATACACTTGTCCGGTGTATCTTAGCTGTTCTCTAGTCATCGCTAGTTCAGCATTCCGCTTCTCAATATCGCCAAATATTGGGAAGCACTCTCCTGATTTAATGCTTAGCATTTCAATCCATACGCGTACCCTTCGGGTTTATCTCTGCGATAAGATCTTCATGTTGTTATTTATTTAAAACTTAATGACTCACCGCGCACTAATTTTGCAAAACTTAATTCTTCCCCCGCAGTTAAAAGCGCCTTAATTTTTGCGTTTTCAACTTTTCTGACGTAGGTGCAGTATTCCTCCGGCACCCTTTCTTCATCTTCTACGACTAAAGATGCCGGGTTTTTTCTGATGGAAACATTGATTAAATTGGATTTAATTTTTTCCATTCCGATCATGTGCATGCATTTAATCATTATTTCGCGCATTTTTTCTGTCTTTTCTTCTGACTCCCTTCTTTTTGCTTGTAGCCGTTTTTCCTCTACTTTTACAGATTCTTGCATTTGCTCGGCTCTCAAAACAGCGAGCGCAACACTTGCGATCTCTTCGGCTGTGTCAAGTTCAATGGATTCCAGGGTATCATTTAACGTTGTTTCGTCTATCTCGCCTGCCTCATACATTGCGTACATTTCTTCAATTTGTTTTAGCGTCTTCATCCCATCCTTCTCCTAAAATTTTATTTACGCTTGCCCGTGGTACAATTATTTTTCTTCCGATTAGTGCGCATGCAATCCCAAACTGGTCCAATATTATTTTTTGGCTCTTCCTACCATGCCTAGACGTGACAGATATTACCTCATCAGGCGTTAAATATTTATCTTTCACTTTATTTCCTCGCAAAAATTCAGCAGGTTAATTTTTTCAAAAAGTGTTATGATTTTTTCATCCTGTGATGCCGCTTTTCCGCATAAAAAAATTAAAACGATAATACAGACAAGCAAAATTACTCGGTTAATTGCCATTTTTTTTCACCTTTGATATTTTGTTGATATATATTTCATATTTCAGTTGGTTTTCTAACATCTCAACGCGGGTCGTGTGTTTTTTTAGCTGCGCACTGATAAAAATCGTGGATGCAATAACGATTGCAGTACAAAGCCAGTTAAAAAAGTTTGACCACTTATCTTCTTTCGGGGGTGCAATTCTGCGCGATACATCACCGTGTTTTATCGTTACCGTCCTTTTGTTGATGCGCAGCACGTGCGCGCCCTCCGCCTGAAGTTTTTTGGCGTATTTTTGTGGGCTCATAAAACCTCCCTCGGCGTTAGAATTAGAAAAACACACACAGACGAGACAAAAACAAAAAGCCCAAAATATTTCACAAAACCTCCTTTTAATTTTTTATAAATTGGCGCATTTTACTGCGCCAGAACGCTTATTATTTCAGACTAAAAAGGGATATCTTCATCATATCCAACCGCTGTTTTTTCTTTCGCTTTTGCAGACACACGCGGCTCAGGTTTAACGCCTGTCAATATTTCCTCGGCGCTTTTGCCGTCTTTCATAAAGTGGGCTATGTGTAAGCGCCCGTCTTTGTCTTCTGCTATTTCGACCTCAACTTTTAGATTAAAAAATTCAGGTATGCAGGTCTCTAGGCTGTCCTCTTTTTTCTTGCTATCAAAATTATATTTTGATATAGGCAGTTTTTTTGTGGTTGTTTTTTTGATGTTGTTAAGCATCATTAAAGATTGGATTAACCTCATTTGTGAGTTTTCTTTGCCATCACCGTTCTTGTAATAGATAGCAAACTCACGGTCAGACCCTCCAAAATCAATGCATAAAACAACACATTCGGCTAGTTTGGGGGTTCTGAATAAACGGGCATAAACAATACTCCCGTGATTAATTCCCGCCTGCGCAAACCTTTTCTCAATAACCTTGTCGGTATTTAATTCAAACATTTATAATCTCCTTAAAATTAATCTTCGTTTTCTTCGTGTTCTGCCCGTGCCATTTCATCGGCGCGGTGCATATCATCAACTGAGGCTTCATAAAACTCAGCGGAATCGTAAAAATCTGGCCTCTCAGGTACGTCATTCAACAACCATCTGGTTGGATCCTCCATAATAATTACTCCTTAAAATTTGGAGAGGTTAAAAATTCATCTCTGACGCGTCTGCTAAAAAATTTAACAATTACCTCCCTCTCAAAAACGAGAGTTTGTATTGCCATTTCTAAAAAGCTAGCCTGTCTTGAAAGCTCGCCTGCAAGGCTTTTCTCCCCTTGCAGCGCAAAAACATCGTTATCAATTTCAATTAATGCTTTCTCTATAAAATTCAGTGGCTCAGTCATAAATAAAATCCTTTTATGTGTTGGGGGTGGTTGGTTGCATACCTTTGATACCGTAAAAATTGCATATAGCTGCATCAACTAACGCTAGATCGTTGTCTATGCGATCAGAATCAAACATTTCCTCGGGGGCTTTTGCCACGCTTTGACTGTCTCGAGTCGAGAAATAATGCACCCCCATTTCTTTTACACACCTAATCACAATCGTAAAACTTCCCTCAAGGGCAAACTTTTCTTTCAGCAATTTCCCCGCAGTTAGGGGGACGACCGCGCCGCCCTCGGCAACCTCTTCATGCATCAGAAAATAAAACCGCTTGTCGCTTTTTTCGGCAAGGGCAAAAAGCTCAAGGGTGGTTTCTGCTAAATCCAAATAGCATTGAAATTTGTCTTTTTTAGATTCAAAGATTAATTTTTTTAGCATTAAATGCTGAAAATCATCTAAGACAAAAATATCCTTGTCTTTGCTGTCAACGGCCTTTTTTATAGCGCCCTCTAATTTTTCAAGAGATTCTACAGGCCATACGACCATAGCGGTTTTTTTGAATGGCACCCTTTTTGGTATGCCTTGCAGCATTACCGCATTAGCCCCAAGCTCTTTGCATGCCCTTGTTTTACCCGCCCCAGACTGCCCAATTATTAAAATAATCATATCAATTTTCTCCTTTCGTTTACGTTTTGGATCAGACCCTTAAAAGAATAAAAAACTTTAATCCGAAAGCGTGCAGATAAGCCTCAAGCGGGGCAATCAAAAATGGCGCTCCTCCGATCATTGCAGCGCCGTACCCGTTGCTATGAGCAAAAGCTGCTACCTGTCCTGCAACCGTCCTTATCAACTCCTCAGAGGGCATAGCGTTAAAAGTTAGAAGGCTTTTCAAAGCCTCCCTCTCAAGTGGGGGTAGGTTTACCACCCCCTTAGCCTCTTGCTCTTTTGTTGCTGGGTATTCGGTCAAATTTAAAATTTCCATTTTTGATTATCCTTTATTAAATGATCGACTCGCCAGATACCAGCCTATAAAGCTGCTCATTTTCCCAGCAGAGCCGAAGGATTCTATCCCATGAAAGCCCTACACCCCTTAGGGCCTCTATAATTAGATCATCCATGGCTGCGTGGTTTCTTTCCATAACCCTATGCACATAAGCTGAAACCTGTGCAGAGCACGGGTCCTCTGGAAGCTCTTTTCCAACGATCTCATTCATCCTCTTAATCTGCATTGGTGAGAAACCTTCTTCATGGCCAGCCGCTACATATTCCATATTAACCTCCTTTTGTTTAACTTACCTTGCCGCCTTCATGTGTTAAATATTAGTACATATAATAACGCCTGTAAACACTTATTTGCACTTATTTGCACTTATTTGCACTTATTTGCGTTTATATGCGTTTATTTTTTTTGGTTTACTTTTTGCATAGTTTGATATATGCGCGTGCGTGTATATAATAAATGCAATACTTGCAAAATGGACGCACATCATGATATTAAGGGGCTACCAAACCGAGCTTGTCGACAGCGCACGGACGGCAATGCAGACTACAAAAAAAATCGTTATCGTTGCACCGACGGGCGCGGGTAAAACCGCAATAATTATCTCAATGATAAAAACGGCGTTAGAAAAAAATAAAAAAATCTTATTTTTTGTCCATCAAAAAAAACTGATTGAGCAAACAGCGGAAGCATTAAAAAAACAGAATATTGATTTTGGATACTGGGCAGCGGGGATGCCGCGCAAGGTTAAAAACCTGATGCTGTGCATGATCCAAACATATAACCGCCGCCCGCTGCAAGTCAGCCCCGATTTAATGATCATTGATGAGGCACACAGGGCGGCATCTAACATCTACGCGGAGGCAATCAGTAAATCACAGTATTTAATAGGCTTGACTGCAACGCCTGAGCGCACAGACGGAAAACCGCTAGGGGATTATTTTCAAAAAATAATAGAAAACACAACAATAAAAAGATTAATCAGTGAAGGTTATTTATGCAGTTATGAGCTATTCGGCGCAGATATTCACGCGGATTATTCGCGCGCTAGAACGCGTGGGGGTGATTATGACGCAAAAGAACTAGGGGAAATATTAAACAAAAACACAATCACGGGCGACGCGGTTTTACATTATAAAAAACTCGCTTACGGTAAAAAATGCGTGGTTATGTGCGTTAACGTCGAGCATGCAAAATCAGTAGCTGAGACGTACAGATCCGCAGGAATTAGCGCCTACTATTTAGCGGGGGAGTGTTCGCCAGCTTATCAAAAATCACTGTTTAAAAAATTCGATGGAGGCGAGGTGCACGTAATAACCGCCGTAAATTTATTGATTGAGGGCGTGGATATTCCGGCTATTGAATGTGTGCAGTGGTTGCGCCCAACCAAGTCTTTTATCGTGTGGCGGCAAGGCAACGGGCGCGGGTTTAGAAACTCAGAGGGAAAATTAACCTTAATAATTTTAGATCATGTCGGCAATTATCAGCGGCACGGTTTGCCGTGTGATGATGTTGCGTGGTCGCTAGAGGGTAGAAAAAAATCAAAAAATAAAAACGAAAAAATAGAAAATATCAAAATTTGTAAATCTTGCTTTTTGGTCTATAAATCAGATATGGACGCTTGCCCACATTGCGGCGCTGAAACGCCGAAAATGGAGCGCAGAAAATACGAGACGGTAGAGGGCGAGCTGCAAAAAATAACTGAATCGAAAAGAAAGCCGCAAAAATCGCTTGAGGACATAATTGTTTATGGAATCGAAAAAGGATACAAAAACCCCGAAGCGTGGGCGGCACACATCAACGCAAGCAGACAAAAAAGAAAGCCGACAAAAGAAGATTTTAGCCACGCCAAAAAGCTCCGAGAAAAAATTGATGCTAGAAATAATGCTTTATCTAGCGTCGCGTTCAATCCTGATTTTTAGGAATAACGTCGGGACGGCGCAAACAGTGCGCGGGGAGTTCATCCGTTTTGGACTGTGCGTTGGTTCATCTGATTTAATAGGCATACTACAAGATGGGCGTTTTTTGGCGATTGAGTGCAAATCCGCGACGGGTAAAGCCACGCCTGAACAAATCGGGTTTATTCATGCAATCAATAAATCGGGCGGCGTTGCCGGAATTTGCCGCAGCGTTGACGATGTAAAAGCATTGGTGCAGGGCGTGAGTTCCCTGTGACTGCTAGGGCGTCACAGGTTTTAATAATCTGGGAGATCAAAGGTTTCGCAGGATAACTAATTCATCATTCAACTATTTTTCCAAATCCTCAAAAAAATCAATTGAACGCCAACACTTTGACGCGTCAACAACGCACTGAGACGCGAAAATTAAAACTTCGCGGCTAAAATCTTCAAGCAATGCTGGGGGAACAATAAACTTTTTATTTTCAGACAGATATCGTGACATTTTATATTGCAAAATAATTGATTCAAGCCTTATCTCTTTAACGCCAAACCAAGCATCGACCTGAATACTTAGCCGGTTTTCTAACGAGAGAGTGCAGCTAAAAACCGTCTTGTCTTTTTCATTATTTTTTAATAATTCATCGTATTCATTTTGGTTTTCAACTACAAACGATACCGCCATAAAATTTAATATCTCCATTTTTATAATATCTCCATTTTTATCGCAACATAACGTTGACGTGAACCTGCAAAATCAATGGGGAAATCTCCCTTTCTTGCCCCCTCTATACGTGCTAATAGATGTTTCCATCCGGCCTGCCAAGGCGAACCAACCATGATTTTTTTCAGCTCGGCGTTATTGTTTGCAATCAATAACTCGCCTTTGTCTATGCGCACCCCCCATCTGGCGAGGTAAGATTTTGCTACCGTGTCGTTTATTTTATCGTCAATTTTTTTATACGTTGCTATTTGCACTAGCTCACCGATTGTCCTGTCTATATTTTCGGATCTGATGCGCGATTGAAGCGTAAAATTGAGCACTTGCATCTCGTCAGCTTCATCCGCTGGCTCTTCTTTTTGCGCCAGGTTTGAGAATTCGTACGCAAGCACCATTGCCTCATCATCTGTTAATAAAATCTCATGTTGGGTGGCAACATATCCGGCAATTAATGCCCCTAACTGATCACCTAGACGCCGGTCATTTTTTAATTCGGCTATTTTTTCGCTTATTTTTTTAGCATTGCTGCGCACCGTTGGGATCATGTCAAACATACGACGTCGGAAGGCTGCGCAGAATTCAGGCGTCAACAGGTTACCCGTGTCAACGTCGATCGTTTTAAAACCGACCGTTTTCCCTTTTAGATTTACAGTTGTAAAACGCGATAAATCCGCGCTTTGTCTTAGCGATGAATTAATGGACGACATTAAAAACATGGAGCGGGGTAGGTATTTAATGCATGCCCCGTCTTTGGTGCCTTTCACAACGTGGGCGCTAGAATCGCTTGATGCCTGGCGCGCAAACTCAATGATTTTCTGCATACGCTCTTGAGCGCCAACGGTGTCGCTCTCGGCTTCGTCAAATAAAACGGGGCGTGCATCACTTGCGAGATGCTGACGCAATCCGGCCTCAGTTGTCGAGCCCTGTACGCTCAAGCCTATGTCACCGACCAAGGGCGACAGAATGTTTGATTGTATCCACGTTTTGCCGCTACCACGCGCAGCAGACAGCCAAACGTGAGGCCTCCACTCCAAAGCACCGCAGATGGGCGCAAGGGCTATCCATCCCGCCAACAATCGGGCGTCATAATCGTTTTCAAAATTAAAACGACCTAGCAATTCGGTTATTTTTTGCGCGGCCTGGTCGTCTGCTTTTATCTCTGATATATCGGATAAACCGTTTTTACGCTCATATATGTAATGCCCTGTGGACTCAGTGACGCATTTTTTAACGCCGTTTTCGATTATGGTTTTGCCACAATGGATTACTGTTTTTTTATTATCGTACCAGGCGCCTATACCACGGATTTTTGACGGGTCGAACAGGCCGGTTGAGTAACTGTTCTCGACGAGGAAATTAAACGCTGAATCCCAATCTATGGAGGTTTTAGAAGGGAAATTGAACAACCAGTAATCCAGCGGGGCTATCTGGATCAAATTCATTTTTTTCATCGAGGCAATTTTAATTTCCACAACGCTACCAACGGCGCGAGGCAAAACAAAAACAGAGCCGCCATCGTGCCCAAGGAATCTGAAAGGTTGAGTCTCAAGCGTCAATTCTTGGGCTTCAATAGGGGCTTCTAGCGGGGCTAGTTCTTTTCTTGGTCTTCCCTTAGGCTTCACGTCTTTTTGGTTCCCGTGCACCTTGTAGGCGGCTTTATAGTCGCCGCCGTGTTCGTGCTGAACGCACAGGTCAAAAGCGTTTACAGGTCTACCGCTCTCATTACTGCACAGCGGGTCAGATGCGTGATGTATCCAGCATCTTTGGTCATCAACGATATAAACCCCTGCAATTTTTGTTTTACTACAAGGGGACAACCACCTGCGAAAAGATTTTTTTAAATAGCCGTATTTTTCAAGATTGTCAGTTAATGACGTTAATTTGCAGTATTCAGCAGATACAGACTCTTGTGGGGCTGCATAATTGATTTTAATTAAATCATCGGTGCCCGTTAGTACTGATATTAATTGTGGCTTTATTGCGTCCCAGTCAACAACCAAGGACTCCATCCAGCCTGGGGCGTTAGCAATTTTTGAGACGTCGCCCTCAGATGTGTATTCGGTGCCTGTGTCAGGATGTATAGAGGGGGGTAGCAGATCGTAGTGATTGCCTGCGCGGATTTCAAAGATGCATTTTTTGTTAAATGACAAAGAGCGGTAAATTTTATTTTTAGATCTAAAAATATAACGGTAATTTTTACCTATGATTTTCAGTGTTTTCGGTATTTCCAGGCCGAAATCCTCGGCAATACGCTCAAAATCATTAGGGGAATCAACATCTAAGGAGATTAAATCAGACGCCCCTAGATGCACCGCCACCCCCACATCCTGAGCCGCCCATAGCTCGGGGGTGTCGTATGTTTTATTGTGCCACCCCTTTTCCAATGGCAGTTTGGTACCGAATTTTATTGGTATTAACTTCATCCCTGCGCTCAAATATTCAGCAACCATCTTCCATGCCTCCATTTTTATTAATTACGAAATAAAGCGTAGTACACACTTTTTAAAAAGTAAAATCGAATTACAATACATATAATAACACAATTTTTTCTGGGCGTGCAGTTATTGGCAGTTATTGGCAGATAATCCCATGGTTTAGTTACTACAGACAGCAATGAGCACCTTTAAACATATTATATGTATTAATCAATTTTAATTGATTAATTTTGTCGTTTTGGGGGTGAAACTACAAAATTTTTGTAGTAACTGTTTTTTGTAGTAAATTTTGTAGTAGCTGTGACGCTATATAAATCAAGCCTTCCCGAGGTTTTACTACAAAACTACAATTACTACACTTTTTAAACGCTTATATATTAAGAGATAATATATAATGCATATAATCAACTACAATATATACATTATATATTATCTCTTTATTATTATTATTTTTTGTAGTAAATGTAGTAAATGTAGTAAAGGGGTAAAAAGCCTATATATTGCAAGGGGTTACGAGTTACTACAGCGTTTTCCATTTTACTACGTTTACTACGTGTTTTTCGATTTGACACCGATTATATGTATACCTATAATGTAGCTAAGGATTTCAAAAACCAGAGGATTTACAGGATGTTAACGCAAGATTTGAAAAGACTGGTGCTCGCCCGAAGAGAGGGAGAAACACTGCTCATTGCAGACGATAGAGTCCAATACATAGGCATGAGTGCGGCAGGGACGGCGCTAGTGCTTATCAATAGCGAGCGGGTACAGCTAGAGGTCAACTACAGCTATCCAATCAAAAACTACTACATTAGGCTTATGGCCTCCCCCTACGCTGACAAACACCCAGAGATAAAAATTGCGATAATAGCGCCACCAAGCGTGGTTGTCCTGCGCAAAGAACTGCTAGGCCGCCGACGTCGTGTCTAGCTCATTAGATTTTTTTTTTACAATGTGGGAATTTGACCCTCACAAGACAAGGGTAGAGCTGCTTAAAATGTGCGCGGGGTTATCGTGTGTTTTGGATCCTGAGGAGTTTGAGCAGTACACAAAAGCATTGATTAAAAAAGACGCAAAAAAGTTAAGATTTTTATTGTATTACTCAGCGCTGATAATCGCAGAGCTGAGCATAAAAGAAATGAGCGAGAAAGAAATTAAAGAAGCATTTAAGGAAAACTTTGGAGGAATCACCAGTTGATCGCGCCCTATCACGCCGAAAATTTTGAGCTAAAAAAACTTGATGAGCTAAAACCCAACAAAAGAAATTCACGCAAGCACCCCCAAAAACAGGTTGATCAACTATGTGCTTCGATCCTTGAGTTTGGTTTTACTATTCCAATTCTAATCGACGAGGAATGCACAGTATTAGCAGGTCACGCACGCCTAGAAGCTGCCAAAAAGATCGGGCTTGATGTTGTGCCAACTATCACCGCCGCTGGCTGGAGTGAAGCCCAAAAAAAGGCTTATCTAATCGCTGACAATAAACTGGCGGAGAATTCAGAGTGGGATTTTGTAATTTTAACGGCTCAGCTAGAAGAGCTTGAAACTGAAGATTTTAACTTTGATTTTTTAGGGTTTAGCGAACAGCTAGACAAAGAAACAAACGATGAAAACGTTTCAGAAGGATTAATAGAAAAAGCTTTTAATGATGATTTTAATATTTTAATTACATTCAAAGAGGAAGAAGAGTGCAGGTCTCTTTTTGAAGAGTTAAAAGAAAGGGGGATGTCTTGCAAAATTATCACGTAGAGTTATCTTCAGACGCTGAAGATACTTTTTTTAATAATTACGTGGCTAGTTCTGTCGACCTAGATATTAAAAAAAAGCTTTCTCACAGGCTTTCCGTGTCAGCGGATGTTATTTCAAATTTTTCAATTGGGCTTATAGTTGGTAGTAGCGGATCTGGGAAAACTTCTTTGGCAAGAAAAATGTTTGGGGACTTTTCCACTATAACTTTAAACGAGGAAAAATCAATAATTGATTCTTTCCCCGATGAAATCCCCGTAAAGGAAAGGATTGGGTTTTTAGGAGCAGTTGGGCTAACTTCCGCAGTTTGCTGGATCACAAAGATAAAATATCTTTCAAATGGGCAAAAATATAGAGC